GTTGCCGATGCCATTGAACTTTCACTTCAAGTGCGAAACACCTAAGGGTGTAACCACTTAATGGCACGCAAACCCTCAAAGATGCCACGGCGCAATAAGAAGAATTTTCGCTCCACTAAATCTGGTGCGGGGATGACGGAGGCTGGGGTCAAGGCATATCGCCGTATGAACCCAGGTTCCAAACTTAAAACAGCTGTTACCGGTAAAGTCAAGCCCGGAAGTAAAGCAGCTAAGCGCCGTAAGTCTTTCTGTGCCAGAAGCGCAGGACAAATGAAGAAGTTTCCAAAGGCGGCTAAGAATCCTAACAGCCGTCTGCGGCAAGCACGTAGGAGATGGAAGTGCTAAATCTCTTGATTGGTCCCATAGCTAATCTAGCAGGGACATGGCTGGAGGGCAAAGTTGAGAAGACTAAGGCTGAGACCGGCGCTAAGGTTGCTAAGGCGAAAGCTGAAGCGACTATTATGGAAAGAAAAGCCACCGGTGAGCTTGAGTGGGATTTGGAAATGGCTCGTGGGAGTCAGTCGTCGTGGAAAGACGAATGGCTTGTAATCCTTTTTTCAATACCGTTAATATTAGCATTCATCCCGGGGATGGAAGAAGTAGTCGCAAATGGATTTCAACAGCTGGAGCAAATGCCTGAATGGTACCAGTACAGCTTGGGCGTTATTGTTGCTGCAAGCTTTGGGGTCAGAAGCGCGACAAAGTTTTTCGGTAAAAAGTGATGGGCATTATGTGGTGCATGAGACCCTCTTCCAAGGAGCTAGAGGAAATGAATCGTGGCAGAAGTGACGATGGAAAGAATACTAAAGTGGAAGATACTTCCTCGCTTGATGATGCTTGGGATGTCCTTATCCGCTTGGCGGGTAGTGGAGTGGTTCATGACCCTACCAGACCCAACAAGCCAACAAGCGGCTCTGGTTAGTGTCGTAACTGGGGCTATGACGGGTGCGTTCGCGGTTTGGATGGGACATGAGAAGCAATGACACAAACATGGGTTCTGGTTCTAGTGACGGCACTCACGCCGTTTGAGTTTGATGTAAAGCCACTGATGCATACTGATACGATGGCACAATGCTATTTCCAGTCCACAGTGGCAGAGTTTGATATGACGCAAGAGGTAAACAAAGAGCTTCTGTGCATAAGGGTAGATGAAGAAATTGATTGAGTGGTGGGAGATATGGTTGGTGGCCATGATAACAACAAACACCGTAGTTAATTGTGCAAGATGGTATTTGGACAGGAAAAGGAAAAAATAGATGTCAATGTTTAAAATGGAAAACACTGGCAATCATCCTTGGAAAGACATTATGAAATATAACACATCGCATTTTCTAGATAAGTTGATTGAGCATGAAGGTCTTGTACTCACCGTGTACAAGGATAGCCTCGGAATAGATACTATTGGTATTGGGCGTAATTTGAAAGACCGAGGCATTAGTAAGGAAGAACTTGCATACATGGATATACCGAACATTGAGGCGGTGTATGAGCATGGCATCAGTGAAGCTGATGCGCGTTATTTAGCCATGAATGACATCAAGATTGTCGAGGATGAGCTTGTACGAGTTCACAGATGCGTCGAAGATTTGGACGGCGTTCGACAGTTGATACTGATGGACATGGCATTCAATATGGGCGTGCCACGCCTTTGTAAATTTAAGAAGATGTGGAATGCAATATATGAAGGTAATTACGAAGTTGCGAGCCTTGAAATGATGGACTCGCGTTGGGCACGACAGGTTGGACGCCGCGCTAAGAAACTGTCGGATGCAATGAAGGCAGGGGAATTCTAATGGCCGATGAAAAGAAATCAAAACGTAGTCCGGGCAGAGGCGCTACACGAGTAGAACAAATTCCTACCCGAAGACAAGAAATTCAGATGGCATTAAATACGGATACAAGCAGAATGCGCATCGCCGAAAAAGAAATTTCATCGGGAAATTTTGAAGTATTTAAAAACGCACAAGATGCCTTAAAAGCAGTTCAAAATGTTGTGGGAAACATGAGCACTAGGTATGACAGAATTCCTAGTGTTTTGGAAACAGGTAAAGTAACAGTTGCGGATGTGCGTAAAATGAATGCGCCTAAAAAGCGACAAAGCGGCGGCACCGACATTAAAATCAAAGAAATTCCTGCAGACCTCATGCAGAAATACCGTGAAAACTTTGTAGACAAGAATCGAGATGAGACCATGTCTTTGACTCAGTACATACAACGCGGTATTGCTGCGCGAGATTTGAAAGATGATGGAAATAAGAAGGGTGGTATGAAAGCTGGTAAAAAACATATTATGGAACTGCCAACTAATGTTCCACGGCTAAGAGCTGGGCGTCTCGCTGGCGACCTAAACAATGATGGCGTTGTAAAAGGCTATGAGCGTGTAAGACAGGACGCTATTGAAAAGAGCATGGCTGCCCAAAGGAAGAAGAAGAAAGCAAAAAGTGGTCGCCAAACTTAGCACCATACGGCGCAAGATACGTAGCGGCGAGAAGATGGGCTTCTCCGAGCGAGCGCGTGCTGTATCAAAGGGATTAATACCAAGTGCCGCTAAAAAGAGGAAAAAGTCAAAAAACCGTAAGCGCAAACATTCGCAAGCTTAAAAGGGAGGGACGTCCCCATAAGCAAGCGATAGCCATAGCGTTGTCAAGGGCTGGTAAATCGAATGCGAAGAATACCAAGAAAAAAAGGTCAACCCGCAAAGTCAAAAAAGCATAGCGACCTTTATACGGATGAAAATCCAAAGGGTACGATTCACGGTCTGAAGTTTGCTACAGCAAAGGATGCGCAAGCATCTGTTCGTAAGATTCGAGCGTCAGGTCGGACACATGCTCATAAGATACAAGCGGCGATTGCTATGGAACAACGTGCTAGAGCGGCAGGTAAGACGGCCGCTGCGGCAGTTTATAGAAAGTTTATCGAAGCGCAAAAAAGGAAGACACGTGCATCCCGTAGAGCGTGATATTCGCATCTGGTCAAGGGATTTTCTGGAAATACCAAACGCAAAGTTAAACGGTCTTCCTCCTTGTCCTTACGCCCGAAAAGCTTGGGCAGATGATAAAGTTGTATTTAGCATCAACACCGGCATGAACGGACTGTTGGATGCAATTCGTAAGTTTGATGGTCACGACTATGACATCGTAGTTTGGGCCGATGAAGATTTACCGGACATGGAATACCTTGATGGTCTGTGTGACGGTATCAATGAGTTGATGTCAATAGCCGGTATTGATTTGCACCTTATGGTGTTTCATCCCGACTATGATGCAACAGAGGCTGGTCTTGATTTCCTTGTCGATGATGACGTGACAGATGACAGCCTGTCCTACTGCATGGTCTTTGTTCAGAAACTTTCTAAACTGGATGATGCAGCTTTATATCTGGAGAAGTCGAACTACTACGAACACTTCCCAGAGGATGTATATGAAGCCTTAGTTCTTGACAGAAGGAGATTAAGAAATGGCAATGCATGGAAAAGCCAAAATGGCAAAGAAGAAGCGCGGCGGAATGGCCAAGAAAATGCGCGGTGGCGGAATGGCCAAGAAGATGCGTGGCGGCGGTATGAAGAAGATGATGGGCGGCGGCATGGCCAAAACGGCTAGGAAGCGTATGCGCGGCGGTATGAACAAGAAGAAGTAAATGCCGTATGTCGATGATTCAGCGATTCATGGACTCGGTGTCTTCGCGGATAAGGACTATGCTCAAGGCGATACGATTGAGCTATGTCCTTATCTGGTTGCAGATTACGACGACGTGGGAGATGAGTGTGTCCTCCATGACTACATGTTTCACACACCTTATGAAAATACCGAAGAGTATTACATCCCACTTGGTTTTGCTATGGTCTATAACCACAGCGCAAGTCCAAATGCTGAGTGGGACATTAAAGAAGAAGATGACCGCTATATTCGGTTTTTTGCGCTCAAAGAAATAAAAAAGGGCGAAGAAATACTACACGATTACGGCGAGCAATATTGGGACAGTAGAAATGCCGATACTAACTAATGGTTCTAAATCTGTCACCAAGGTAGTGGCGTTATCTTCCACTAATGACACTGACTGCTATGTTGTGCCTAAGAACTTTTCATCTAACGTAGCTAATCTGTTGATTATCAATAATGACAGCAGTAGCCGTAATTTTACAGTAAAGTATTACGATAAGGCCGCTAATACCACGCATACATTGTTCAATACGCATGCGTTAGCAGCTAAGACTGATGTCTCAGTATTTACGAAGGATAAGCCCCTTTTCATACATGCTGAAGATAAAATTATTCTAGATGCTGGTACAGCAGATACTTTAACAGTTGTTGTAGTTGCAGAAGAATTCTTTGACCCAAATAGGTAGGTATCATGGCCAAAAAGAAAACTAAATCTAAATCCAAAAAGCCAACGCCAACAAAACCGGCGCTGTGGTCTAAGGCTAAGTCTGAGGCTAAACGTAAGTTCAAGGTATACCCATCAGCTTACGCGAACGCTTTCGCGGCGAAGCGATATAAAGCAATGGGCGGCGTCTTC